ATATATAAATTTTCATTTTAATTAAGGAAGTGTTTGCATTTTAATTAGGAATCTTTAATATTGATCTCGTACGAAATCTAATTAAAGACTCCTAAGGCAAAGTGTCGCAAACACTTCCTTAAAAGTTAAACACCCTAGCAGACAATCCGAAAGAGTGCCTGCTAGGGTGTACTTTTTTCAGGATTTTTAATCAATCTTTTTCGCACGCGCCATCTAATCCGCCGGTTTCTTCCAATGTGTCCCAAATTTTGAAGTTCGCGTCAGCTATTTTTACCATTTCTTGAAACATCTCCGCGCGACATTCTTTGCGTATGACTTTGTGCACGATTATAAAGAACGAGGTACTTAAGATTTTGAGGATTCTGTTATTATCATGTGGATAAAGATTTTTTAGCAAAGTCAGCACAGTATTAATATCACTGAAACAAACTCCTTCTTCATCAGTCTTTGTTAAGTTTAACTTCATTTTTCGCTCCTTTTTTTCTTGAAATTCCGTTTTTAATCATCTCCCAAGCTAGGACTTCGCCGCGGGTAAGCTGCTCAACTTTCATCGCTAATTTAAAAGAGGGTCTATAACCCATTTTGAGCTGATATATGCGAGTCACAGAAGAGCCCAAATCCTCAGCGAATTTCTTAATAGAAAAATCTTTATTTTTTTTCTTTTCAAAATGTATCCAATCGTTTATGTCCATATAGAGTGCCTCCTTTTGCATCAATTGTAAATCGGGGCGAAAGTTTTTAGCAAGAAGAATGTTTTTTCTTGCCTCAAATTGCACAAAATGATAACATGGCAATATGAAAGGAGCGTTGTATGAGATTTAGAATTGAGAGAAAAAACGGCGAAATGTTTGCGATTCCTATGTGTCGCAATGCAGATTTGGCGTGCAAGTTTGCTAAAGCAAAGTATCTAGACTGCGAGCAAGTGAAGATACTGCAAATGTTTGGCTTGCCGATCGCGGAACAGGATTTACACAAAGAAGATGTGCAATATTTTTATGTTAAAGGAGATAGACATGAGTAATGAAGTAGCAAAGATAGAACCGAAGGTTTTATCTGAGATGAGAAAAAATGTAATGACAATGCCTGAGGCTGGAGAGCTGATTCAGTTTACGGAGACGGCAAAGTTGCTTTCGACGTGCCCGTATTATCAGAAGCTAGGGCCCGGCGGCGTGCTGGCTATTTGGTTAACCGCAAGAGAAATGGGTCTACCACCCATGACTTGCTTAAATGGTGGCATGTACACCTTTTCCGGAGCTGTGACGCTATCGTCACAGATCATGAATATGATGATCGTGAAGGCGGGTCACCGAGTAGATATCTTGACGCTCAATGAAAATAAGTGCCATCTTCGTTTTCATCGGTCTGATAGATCGGGTGAAGTGTCGAACTTTGAGTATGAATACACAATGGAGATGGCCCAAAACGCCGGCCTCGCGAATAAAGATAACTGGAAGAAAAACAAGCGTGACATGCTATTTAGCCGCGCTCTATCCGGTGGCGCTAGAAAGTTTATGCCCGATGTGATCATGAATGCCTATGTACACGGGGAGATAATTGAAGAAGATGAATCACCAAGATCGATTACTCAAAATAGTGATCAAAATCATATTCAAGTTAAAAATATTTGCAATGAGAGTTCAAATTCAGTATTGGAAAGCAAGGATAATGCGACAAAAGTTATACAGCCAATTTCTGAGATGGAAGCTGAAGAACTGGGACAAATAATGTCGCAATGCTCTCCCGAATTTAAGTCGCATATCGCGACTAATTTGCTAAAGAGATATAACTTCACCGCATATTCGGATTTGCCGCGGGCGACATTTGAGAAAGCTCTTGAGCAAGCGAAGGAAAACAAAGAGCAATACCAAGCGTCATTAAATGAATTGCAGGAGACGGCTGATGTTCCATTTTGAGCAAGAATTGGATAATGTGTCAAATGTTTTAGTGTCTGTTGAATTTCAGGGATTAACGCCACTAGAAACTTTGCTAAAAATATTTAAAGAAAATAAAAAATTTAATGAGGAAAACGCAAATGAAAGCATTTGAAATAATACCGCTCCAGCAAAACACCAAGGAATGGCATAAATTTCGATTAGGAGGCATCGGCGCATCTGAAGCAAGCTCTGTGCTCGCTATTGATCCTTGGCGCACTCCTTGCCAACTATGGGAGCAAAAACTAGGACTTAGAGAAGGGGCAAAAGAAAATGACGCTATGAGGAGGGGAAAAGCTCTTGAGCCTGAAGCCCTGTCGAAGTTTATGGAAATTATTCAAATTCCAGTTGCTCCGCAAGTGTGCAAAAGCACCAGATGGTCGCATATGTTTGCAAGCATGGACGGGATGTCAGAGGACGGAAAAACGGCTGTAGAGATAAAATGTCCAGGGCTGCACACGCATATGATAACTGTTAACGGCAAGGTTCCGGATTATTATATCCCCCAACTTAATCACCAAATGCAAGTGCTTCACTTGGATAAAATACATTATATGAGTTACTGCCCTGAATATGAAGATGCGCCTATCGTAATTCTAACACATTGCCGCGACGAGAGCGCAGACGATCTAGTTGCTAAAGAAGCTATTTTTTGGCAGAATGTCAAGACTTTTACGCCGCCGGCTTTGACAGACAGGGATTATACTAAGCAATATGATGAACAGTTTGAGCACTGGGTCAAGGAGTATAAGAGACGCGATGAGCTAATAAAAGCGCTTCAGAACGAGAAAGAAGGATTCAGGGCGCTTATGCTTGCAAGGGCTAAAGATAATTGCATAGAAGGAGCGGGTGTTCGAATTACACGCTATGCAGTTAAAGGGAGAGTAGATATGGATCGGGTGAAGGAAGAGCTTTTGTCCGGCGTTGATCTAGAGCCTTATAGAAAGGAATCGACAATACAGTGGAGGATTTCGTGACAGAAGAGTTTGTAATAAATTATCCTAATCCAAATGCAGAAACGATTTTCAACGTGAACATCAATGGGAAAAGTGAATGGGTGATGAAGATTACGCGGAAGGGCATTTTCTTTAATCGAGAAAAATTTCCGGACGCCACTAGAGATGAATTTGCCAATTCTATAATAAGCATTTTGGAAACGCATTTGGCAGTAAAATTTAAAAAGAGGATTTCATGAATAAGGATTTAAAGCCATGTCCGTTTTGCGGGGGAGACGATATTCATTATGTTTGTAATTTTCCCACAGGGTTCTTTTCTTGCCAAGAGTGCAAGGCTGATGGCCCCCTTTTGCCTCGCAATGTATTATGGAATTCAGAAGAAGAAAAAATGCAAGAAGCTAAAAATTGGTGGAACGGGAGGATTTAATGAACTGGAAAAATAAAATTATGCAATATACTGCGACTGATGAAGCACTTTTGAAAAAGTCGCAGCGCAAATACAGCCAATATTATGACAACATGGCACTGCTGAAATTCTCGATCTTTTTAGTCCCTATGCTGATTTACTGCCTTTGCGCTTACGCGAATGAAATCCATTGCCCCCATTGTGAAAACCCAATAGAAATTCTTATAATGCGAGGCCCCCCTTCTTCCCCGGACGGGGTTTGGTGGCGATGTCATGTTTGTCATTCGCAAAATTGGAGCGAGAGTTGTGATTGGCAAGGATATTATTACTGCGGAAAGTGCGGGGAAAGGGCTATAAATCCGCAAAAGGTACCGAGCAACGGCTTTCCCGGAACGCCAAAGAGATGAAGTGGACAAATATTATTCTTTATGTTTTTCAGTACATTGGATTAACCACAAGCGGCATGTGTGCAATGAAAGATAAAATGGAGGCAGCCATTTTATTCATGTTATGGAGTATATTCATACAGATTTTGGCAATTACATCGGAAATTAGAGATAAATCATGAGTGCTGTTCAATTAGAATTATTTCCTGATTTTCATTCTGTGAATGAAAATATAGCTAAATACAAAGAGTCCTCTGATAAGGTCAGGCGCGGCGTTTTTGCTAAAGTTGGTGAATTAAAGAAAGAAATAGACACACTAAAAACGCGCGTAGAATCACTTGAGAATCATTTGCGTGACGTCACGCAAATGCTCGACAAGTTATTGGGGACGACTAAGGTCGTCGAATTCAAGCAAGAGGCGATGTGATGGAATGGTTTAAGCCATCTGAGAAGTTGCCTCCACAGGGAAAAAAGATACTTTACTTAGATAGAGGAGATATTTACGTTGTCCAGAGATACAAAGACCTATGGGTGCCGATTCCTTTTGTTGATTCAAAATATGCATTCTTTTCGCCTCCTGAATACTGGGCTAATATTACTGATTTACCGAATGGGCTCACGGGGAAGTTGCGGATTTTTTGTAATAAGGATAATACGATGTATTTTATAGATGAATTTGAAGAAAAATTCCCAGAGGAATATCAGATTTTTTATAACGCAACAAAAAAAGCATGGGCGCAGAAATAATGATAAAATGTTATTTCCAAAAAACACACTGAAAGATAGATCAGAAGGCTCGTTAACGCAACATAATAACCGGAATCAGACTATGGAATGGGTTAAGTGCAGTGAGAGACTTCCCGAAGTTGAGGGATATTATCTTATATTTTGCGATAATCGGCGATGTTTGGCTGAATATTATCATTCGGTTTGGTATACGGGCGGCTTTATAGACGAGTGCGAAGGCGAAAGGGAAGTATTTAGTTCATTCGATTCTCTAAACGAATGGGTGCGAGAAAAAACTACACACTGGAGGCCTCTTCCAGGCACACCAAAGGATTGATATGAATCTAAAGCCTTACATAAAGCATCTTAACACACATGGCGTTCTATCCTCATGCTTTCTAAGGAAGAAATTTAAATTAGAACATAAGGCAGCCATTGAGATATTACAAGGTATTGCAGACGGCTATTCCAACGTATATTTTAAAAATAAAAACCAAATAGAGGTAAGATGAGTAAGCCAAGGACGCCCTTTGAATATCTACCAGGAAAAGAGAATCCTCAATTCCTAGAAGATGGGAAAAGAATATACAATGATATGAGAAGGAAGTATCCAAACGATACAATAGAAGATCTAGACAATATATTAAACGGCCTTTGCGCAGCTCTCACGTGTCTGATTGGTGCTAATGTTGAAAGCGATAACCGAAAGGTAATGATTCAACTCGTGCATAAGATCTTGAGCCAAAACCTATGACATTCATGACCCCGGATCAATTCTTTGCTTGGATGGAAGAACAAAAATGCCGCCTATGCGATACTAAAGCTAAATGGTTTCCCTATGATCTGGGAAAAGCTTATTGTGACGAGCATTATCCTCTTAGGGAAGAAAAGGCTTTTGGAATTTGTGCCAGTCTTAATGATCGCGAGGGATCTTCTTGTGAGGATAAAAGCGAGCTTTGAATTCATCTCTTGGCATATATTTAGTAGGCATCCCATACGAGTTTACTCTTGAGGCATGCCTCTCCTCGCATGTAAAATACCAGAGCCCATTTTCTTCAATCATCAGGACTTGAGCACAATGCTTATACCAACGCTTTAGGGAATCTTCACTTATTAAATTCCCTTCAAAATAGAATGAGTAATCGTACGAATTAGACGTACAGTTGCCAAAAACAAGCGCCGATGAATATCTATAAATGGTATACTGACTATTTTGAGCGTCACAAAATTGTAAAGCATCCAGTTGATATTTATCGTTTAGAAAATATCTTTTCAAATCCACGTCCCACAAATACCAGTCGTTATTTTGTTTTACCTCAATAAGTGTATGGCCGTTATCGTAACTATTCCAAGGATCGAGTGTAAGGAAGAGGACAATTCGGCTCTGAATGTTATATGAATTCAATATGGCTTGATAAAAATACGAAGCGCTTCCGCATATCATTTGGATTTTACGCGTCTCAGCAATCTTCATCTTATCTGAAAAGCTTTTCTGGTCGTCCTCATATCCATGCCAATGCACCCATGCCAGGCTTTTCATGAGTGTGAGAAAATTTTTGTTATAGACAACCCTTTGAATGTGAGACTTTCCTATATCACCAATCCTATAAACGCCCTCCCTGCTCATATCGTAGTGAATTCCTTGATGAATATATGTTCCCGGAGGAATGATCAACGAATTATGTAAAGGATACTGAGCTTGTTTTACCGTTTTAAGTGTAGTACAGTTATCGCCGCTAACAAAGTAGGCAAAATCATGAGACAAAAGAGGAGTAGAAAATAAAAAAAAAATCAGGAAGTATTTAATCATGCAATACGCCTAGCTTGGATAACTCCGGTGACAGTTACCGTTGCAGATGTAGCCGCAACATAAGCATTCAGATAATAGGTAGTTGCGCCGGCTGTATTCACTGTTGCGGGCCCTAAAGATTGTGTAGGAGTGTTAGCCGTAGTTAAATTGTATTGGGTTTCAGCCGTTGCTGGACTAACAGCTAGTCCATCAATAGGAGTAAAATTGCTTGACGATGTTGCTAAAGCTCCTTGAATAGTTGTGGGAGCGACTGCAACCGAAAAAGAATAGACCAATTTTCCCGTGATTATCCAAGTGCCTGCCGTTGGCGTAAATGAAGTAATGTTGGTTATAGTATTTACTGACGTACTCACGCCTGCGCTATTTTGAGTCGTTAAAGTTTCCCCTATATATCCCGCCGTCGGAGCAGTAGACGACTGATTGCCTATGGTGCCTTTAGGCGTTAGAGTTGTCGCGCTAAGAGTTCCTATTGTGTTTTCCTGCGCTAAGGTGCCACCATATACTAACGTGCCAGCTCCACTTATGGCTGCCGAATTGGTGCTATTAAGGGAAATATTGGAGACCGTCAGTGTGGCGGAGGCTCCTATGGTAATAGGTGTTGCACTTCCCGTACTAAATGAGCTGTTTTCTACGAAAAATGGTGCTGCTCCTGTAGTGGCATTTTGATTGATAGCAGCGCTATTTACGCCACTCGTGTCAAATCTAGTGCTATACACAAGCAACTTCGCGGTGGTGCCTGAAAGAGTCGTGGGATTTCCTACAAAACAATTGATATAAGTTAACGGCCCCCCGGACTGGGTATTAGCCGTTGTCGAGAGTCCCCCGTTGTTTAAAATACATCCTTCCAAAAAGAAAGAGCCATTTGTGGAGGAAAAATAAGCGATTCCGGTGGTGCTTAGTCCTCCTGTGCAATTGTATATATTGACTGCCGCCGCAGAGTTAGATCCTGTTGAAGAAATGCCTGTATTGTTTGTGCAGCTCAAAAAGGAATCATAGATATTAAGAATAGTAGCGTTAGCGCCAGTCAAAGAAACGATATTGGCTGAATTGGTTAGTAATTCTATACCAGAAATGGAACACGTTCCGGAATAGGAACAATTTATGGTACCCTGGATCACGGTGGCGGAAGTAGAAGCCGACCCTGTCCAGGATACAATGTCAACACCGGCAATCATAGTGAGATTGCCCATGTATGTTCCAGGCCCTACAACTATTGTCCCTTGGTAGCCCGATGTAAACGCGGCAGTTAAAGCGGCAGTAATTGTTAGGAAATCCCCGTTGCCATCCTGTCGGACTAAAAATCCATCGGAAACTGAGTAATTACGATAAGCCATTTTTATCCCTAGTTTAAGGAGACTTGATTCTGATATTGATTTAGCATAAGGACAAACATAAACCATTCTTGCATAGATATCGTTACACGGGAGGATCGCGTTGCGATGGCTGCTGAAGTTGCTACAGGCACGTAATTAATATTAATTACTGTAGTTCCTGCACTGCTTTGATTGTATGTGATATGCTCTACGCCCGATATAGATTCTGTGATGTCGAAATTGCAGAGCGGCCAAATAAGACCTACACTAGCGTTGACGATAGGAAAATTGATAATCAGTAGGTTATTAAAAGCATTTATATATTTTGCAAAGAGCAGAAAGTCACTTTTGACTAGATTGTACGATGTTTCAGATTGAAAAGTGATCTGATTACTTGCATAGCTAATTTGATCGAGTTGAGTGGGGTTAAAGAAAGTAATGCTTTGCAACCCATCATTAATGTCAAAACTTGTAGTACTAGTGAGTGCGATAAATGCCTCCTTTTAAAAAAATTAATACACCTCGTAAGACGTCCCATTGAAGAGCACTTGTATGGAGGCATAATTACTTGCAATGGTATAGGTCGTCTGACCATCTATCGTGACGGTTCCTCCGACGGTAGTTACGCTTATGTGGTCAGCTGAGGCATTCCCCGAAAAGTCTTTAATGATAAACAGGCGATTGGTTGTCGGGGCATTCGGAAGTTTTATTGTTATCGCACCACCAGAGCTAACGCACGATATGTAATAGTCTGTTGCTACGGCATTGTAGGATAAAGCTGATACACTCGTATAATTTGTCATGTATTGGGCTTGAGTGGAATTGATCGTCAGAGTGCTTCCCGACCCACTTGTATTGATATTTCCCGCTGTGCTAGTACCGCTTGTTGTTACACCAAGGCCGATGATATTCCAATTGCCCGCCGAAGGTGATAGGGCGCCCCCGGTTTGTCCTGTTATAGTCTGGCCGACCGTAGCCGTATTTATGCCGATTGTTATGCTATTGGCTGCATTTGTGATAGTAACTCCGGTTCCCGCGCTCAATGTGGCCGCAAGCGGCGCGCCGCTGGACGACCCGATAATAAGCTGGCCATTTCCAGTTAAAGGCGTAATGACGGGAACCCCACCTGTCCCTGTAGTCGCAACGCCGTTGACTACTGCTGGTGTTGCCTGAATGGAAGAGCTGCCATTGCCATACAAAATACCATTTGTGGTATATGTAGCAGGTGCGTATGGCCCTATCAGAGAAAGAGTGTCTTGATTTGTGCCTCCTGTAACCGCTATTTGATTAGCTGTTCCAAGAAGCCCAAAATTCCCCGAGGCGTTAGGGCCGATAGAATTTATTGTTTGGATTGCTGCCGTAGATCCGCCGAGAAGAGATACTTCGCCACCCGTCACTGTGAATTCGGCAGGATTGAATGAGGCTACTCCGACCGAGGATGTAGTTGCATTTACTCCAGATACTACGACAGATCCGACCGTTGGACTTGCTGTAACTCCATTGGTTCCTGTTACTGAAGTGACTACGCCGCCGCCTGATGATGGACTTTTATAAATTTGACTCATGTTCTCCTATACACTCAATGCATTCACGTAAGAAATCGAAAAAGTTCCGGTACCAGTCCCATAAAATGCAGTTCCAATTGGCGGAGTGAAATTAGATGCCAAATGCGATTTATCCCGGAGATCCAGAACTAGAGCTTCTCCCGCCGGAAAAGTTCTCCATAAATTGGCAGGAGCTGTCCCATTGACGTAAATGGCAGCAGGCGCAGCACTTTGATTATCAAAAATTAGAATGACTGGATTTACTGGCAATGTCCCGATTAACGCATTTGTTCCGGTAAGAGTTGCCGAAATCTCGGTTCCAAATTGACAAATACTACTATTATTTACGGACATATTTCCTCTTAAGCTGGCTTGGGATCTTGGTTGCACGCTTCTGGTAGAGCATTAAAATTTTCCATCAAAGAATCAGGAATAGGATTTTCGCCCAATTCTTTTTGCAACGCTTCTGAAACTTGCGCTTGCTGTTGCTTCGCCGCATCTTCCATTTGAGATATAATTTTTGTAAATTGAAACAGGATTTCTTTTGCTATTGGATAATATGTTTCTGGGTCAATAAGCAGAATCGCTTGTTTATTTTCAACCGTTATACTTATAGTTAGTAAATTTTTTATCATACATTCCTTGTTATATTATGTTGGCCTTACAATGATATATGCGAAACTTGAAACGTCTGTCGTTGCCGTAGTTCCTGTTGCCGTAGTGGATGTTACTGTAAAACTTGCGCCAGCGCTAATTGTGTAGAACAGCTCACCTACTGCTGGCGTAGCGTTCAAAGCGGTTCTCGTAAACAGTATTACATCTCCCGCAGCTATATTTGTATTTGCAATTGTTACAGTTCCTGCGACCAAAGTTCCTACACCGATAGAGTTAGTGGCAGCGAAAGCTGCGCCTTTTATTTCAAGAAATTTTCCGGCCGTTGCGATCTGAAGATTTGCCCCTGTGACATTAACGCCGCCCGATCCTGCATTGATTGTTGTGGTGCTTGAACTATTCGTAGATCCCAGTGAGAGCGAATTTATACCGGCTCCTGTGGCAATAGCAACAGTTTTCCCACCGGTAGAATTAGCGATATTGATCGTTTGCGCTCCGGTTCCTGGGGCTATAGAAATAGTCCCTGTCTGAGCCCCAGTTCCTCCGATTTGAATTGTTCCAGTAGTCATTGCTGTGCCAATTTCAACAGATCCGGCCAGCTGCGCATTAACCAATTGTAGATCTGTCGCGCCAGCTCCTGCGCCTATTGCGATGACATTCGTTCCTGAGGAGCTTCCTAATGTTAAAATACCTGTTTGAGCTGTGCCTCCGATCGTAATTGTGCCTGTCGTTGTGGCCGCGCCTATAGTGTAGGTCGATGCTGCATTACCATTTAACGTAAAATTCCCTGTACCAACAGAAAGGGCCATGCTAGAAGCACCCGTTACAGAACCAATAGTTATAATATCAGCTGAGCCGGTAGCCCCTATCGCAATAGTTTTTGTGCCGGTTCCAGCTGCGGCTATATTCACTGTTTGATTACCCGTTCCCCCCGCAATTGTTACAGTGCCCGTCCCTGCTGCTGTACTTCCGATAGTCAGGGTGCCGGTGGTTTGAGCGCCACCTATTGCAATATTGCCCGTTGTCATTGCTGTTGCAATATTGACCGCACCCCCAGTTTGAACATTGGCAATGCTAACAGTCGAAGCGCCGGAGCCATTTGCAATTAATACACTATTGGTACCGGTTGAGCTTCCAATTGTTATAGTGCCCGTCTGACCCGTTCCACCAATTGTTATAGTGCCCGTGGTCATGGAAGCGCCGACATTTACAGCGCCTGCGGCTTGAGCATTGGCTATATCGACAGTCCCAGCGCCTGTTCCCCCCGCGATAATAACTGTATTCGTGCCAGAGCTTGACCCTAAGGTGATGGTTCCAGTCTGTGCCGTGCCACCGATTGTAATAATTCCTGTTGTCATAGATGTTCCAGCAACAATGGAGCCAGCTATCTGATTGATAGCGAGATTTAAAGTGGTAGCGCCTGTCCCATTTGCTATAGCAAATGTATTAGCTCCTGAAGAGCTACCTAAAATCATATTACCTGTTTGAGCTGTGCCTCCGATCGTTATCGTCCCGCTTGTCGTTGCAGCTCCAATTGCGTAAGTGGTTGTCGGTGCCCCATTAAGAACAAAGTTTCCAGTTCCTGCCTGCAAGGTTAGAGAGGCTGCTCCCGTTGTAGATCCAATGGTTACAAGATTTGCAGACCCATCGTTTGCTATCCCGACTGTATTTCCGCCCCCACTTAATGAAAAATTTCCCGCCCCAGTAGCTATAGTAATTGCTCCAGAGGATCCGCCGATAGTTGTTGTTCCTGTGCCAGTGGCATTTAAACTAACAGTTCCTGCCGCCGTCAGATTGGTGAATGTTCCTGCGGCTGGCGTTGTGCTTCCAGTAGCTGGAGGCGCGGCAAAAACAGCCGATAAATTACTCGGCTGAACTGCTAGAGCCGTAACGCCAGGAATTGTTGCCGTCCCTGCTACAGCCTGAGCATTTGTGGCTAAATTTGTTATTCCCGTCACCCCTGTCTGGGCTATATTAGCCCCGGCTAATACAACGCCTTGTACGTAATTGAATACGTCGTTAGTCAATGGTACAATTGCACCTGCTGGAGCTGTCCCCCCCTCTAATTCGGCAAGAGTTCCTAATGTCACTGTCCCGGCGGACGAGGTTGTTGCCGGACTGCTTGTTCCAGTCAACCATGTTCCTAGAACGGAATCGACAAATGTATATATAACCTTTGGAGTTACTGCATCATTTATCCACACCTGCCCTAAAGGGTAATTTACATCTAGCCCATTTACAGGCGTTCTTTGGGCGATTACAGGAAGAGGAAATACTGGAACAGTTGAGCCGCCGATTCCGTAGGCTTGACGTATTTGTTGACCCATAAAATAAATCCTTTGTAATTACTAAAATTTAAATTGATTAGAAAAAAAAAGATTGTCAAGAAGATTTAAAGGAAAGTTTAGGGGTTGATCAGAATGTATCAGGATGATAAAATGTCATCAAAGCATGAGGCTTTATGGGCTGGGAACACATTTTAGCTTTAATAATAGGGAATGGAGCAGTGATTGTGCCTTTGTTTCTCTGGAACAGGAGCGAGTCGCGCGCCGACATTCGTCATATGGATGCAAAACTTGAATCGACGAGAGAATTAGTAAGAGCAATTCATGACGAAATGAGAGATTTTCATAACCGACTATGCATAATTGAGGAAAGAAATAGGAAATGACTTTAATGATGTATGAAAAAAGATGAGGTTTTATGGATTGGACAATAATACTTACATCGGCAGGAACGGTAGCCGCTTTAATAGGTGTAAACGTTACCCTATTTTCTTGGCTTAGATCTGATATTAAGGAAATTAAGACGGAGGCAGCCGCAGACAGAAGAGATATACTTCAGCTAATCCGTGCTATACAGCACGAAATAACTGATTTTCACGGCAGACTTTGTGCTCTAGAAGAAAGGAATAGGAAATGAATAAAAGCATTGAAGAACTCGTAGAAAATGACAACAGATAAGTACCTTTCCATAGCGGAATTTGCCAAAGAGTTTAAGGTTTCTTCTCAGACGGTTAGACGAGCCATAAAAGCCGGCAGAATTCAAGCGTTTCAAGTAGGCGCTGGCAAAAAAGCTCAATATAGGATATCTCACCTAGAGATAGAAAGGATCATGCAGATGAGTTTTGAGGAATGCGTTAAGAACATTAGGAGTTTAAAATGAATTGGGAACAAGTTTGGACAATTGCAGGTATTAACATAGCCATGTTCGGAAGTCTTGCTGGTATAATTATATGGACTGTTGGCAAATTGGATAGTGATATTAAAGGGTTAGGAGCAAGACTAGATGGCCATGCTCAAAGGATAGATCAGCTCTATAAGATGTTCGTTGACCTGCTTAAGGAGAAAAAATAGAATGAGAATAGATGATTTAGACCACGACACAATGTTTTTATTCATGACAATGATGCAAGCCGCCTTAAAATTAAGAGATATGGGACGGTCAAAGAAAGAATTCGTTTTATTTGCAGACGAGATTTGGAATTCCATGGAATTAAACGACGAAAACGAGTTACGGCGGATTTTGGCCGAGAAGATGCTTTCAGATTTGCAGCAAAATTCTTAAAGGAGACAAGATAATGGGCGGATTTTTAGTCGGATGTTTTATACTTGGAAAGGTCGTTTTTTGGGGATTGGTTTGTAACTATATCTTCTTTGGAGATTAGCGCATCCTGCGCGGTTCTTTTAATTCTCTTTTTCTTATAGGTTTATCAGGCCATTTCATTTTCACCATTTTAGCAAATCGATTCATTGCCTCGGAATTATTGTTGATCCTAAACACTCCATCACCTGGCACGTCGAATTCTATGCGTTCCCCTTTAAATTTAGATGGATTGTCTAAAACATCTTGTACTTTCTCTAAGATATATTCTTTCTGCTTTTTCAGTCCGTGCTTTGATATGTCTTGTCGTTTGACTTCTTGTACTTTCAAGTCGGTTAATGATTTCTCAGTTTCCTTTTTCGGTTCTGTCTTCTTCTCTGCTTTTGAAAGTTTTTTTGATTTCTCTTCAGTTTTAGGCAATTCTTGCTTTGCCGGCTCTTTATGCTCGATCTGCTTTTTTGGAGATTCTAACTCTGTTATTTTATTGCCAAAATGAACTTTTCTTCCTCCTTCAAAACTTTCTACAGGGATTAGTCCGATTTCTGGCCCTTCTTTTATAGAAACTACTGTTGTTGCCTCGACTCCTCCAGCATATTTGCCCGTTTCATACATAATGCCAAGTTTTCCATCTGGCAACTCTATTATTCTTTTATCCCCTGCACCTCTCGCTTGAAATTCTCCTAATTTGTCAGCATCTTCTTTTGACACAAACCAGGTCTTTTCACTTTTCTCTTGCAATCCTTGTTCCTGTTTTCCATGTTCATGTCTATATGCTTTATTTCGTGTAGTCGTTCCATCTTCATTTATGGTGTATGTAGAACCTTTTTCAGTTTTAAAACTTTTTGCAGATTCTTTATTTTCTGGATTTTTTAATAACTTTCTTTCTGGCTGAATGCGTTCAGTTTTCGCTTCGAACGTTTCACCTTTTGTCCGTTTTGACCCTGGTTCTTTCGGCAAAATATCTGGCTCTATCGCCTTTATCTCTTTTTCTGCTGTGGCGAAGTCGCCTTTCTTGAGATCTTTAATAGCCTTGCGGAAATTTATAGCCAATTTTGGCTTATCTATCACGGCATTTATTAGTTGCCGATACGCAAATTTTATAGCGTCCAATCCGGCTTTTGCATAACCAATAGGTTTATAAAGATTGTAGCCGATCAATGTAGAAAACAAATTTTTGTATCCCTTATCTTTGGCAATCTTGAGCATCTTATAAGGCTGTTCAGATGAAATAAGATCTTTCATTAACTGCTGAAATTCTACATACCCCTTTTCTCCTAATGCCCTTTTGAATATGCGCTGATAATTTTTGTCTTCAAATAATTCTTTCGCTTTCCCGTGATTGATCTTGTCCTTGAATAAATCATTCACGAAACCATCTATTTCCTCGGCATCTTTTATTTTTGTCCACCGTGCATTTCCTTCTTTGAAGACCGGCGTTAATTCGGATTCGGGATAAACTCGTTCCATTGTTGCAGCAATGGCTCGATTTCTGTCTAAAAGCGCGTCTCTCTTTGCTCTATTAAACGCCTTTGATGATCCTGGTTCGAAATACTCACCTAGGGAAGCATTGTTTTTTCTATACTGGGAAACCAACTCACCAGCTGTTATATTTTCGGGGATGATACCTTGAGAAGCTTCTTGCATACTCTTAATATAGCTTTTATCATATTCACTTAACTCAAATCCCTTAACATTTTTCCTAACTGTATTCGATAATTCCTCGCGCAATATATTTGAAGGGAAATTCCCTGGAATATTATCAGCAATCTTTTGTGCTTCTTCAAGCAATTCAGCACTGGCCTGTTTATATGCTGGATCATTCTTAAGATTTTGAGCGGTTTCGCCTACTGGACTTTCATTAATAATTCTATCTGAAATATCTCTGAAATCTTTTTCTACTTTCTCATTTATCTTCTCAATCTTACTTTCTGGGAATTCCTTCCTTTCCTTGAGATTTTCGAATTGCCTTTCTGTTAACCCAGAAGGTTTTGTCTTCTTCCCTATCGTTAGATTACCGCCGCCAGGCGTTACACCTTTTAGGACACCAAACGCGGCCAAATCAGCGAATGGCTCCGGTACTCCTGCCTGTTGTAACACTTGGCTTGCTCCTGCGACCCCAGCGCCTAGGACTGGTCGATTCAGATTTGTATTCGCTCCTCTGAACGTGGTTCCATGTGGGGCATGAGTCGTGCCTGCTTTTGGAATAATTTTCCCTGCTGTCGAAGCCAATCGCGTAAATTTTTGCAATCCCGTTTTAGGCTCTAAAGGCAACCCGGTTTTATTCTCTACTTCTCGCGCTATATTTGAAATTGTCGGAAAGTATTTCAAAGCATTTTCGGTAGCTTCCATATACTTTTCTTCATCAAATGGAATTCCTTCCCGCTCGGAGATCTCGCGAATCCTATCAATTTCCTCAGGGTCTAATGCTTCGCCCATACCGAGAAACTGTAATCCACCGGCTGCAAGACCTGGCTTTGTTCCTTCTGCGATTGCTTGGGGGATTTGAGATAATAATCTTGCGGTACTTTTCCAAAAACCTTCATCATATTTTCCTCTAACTTCATCGGAATTCGCCACTTCCTCAAAAGGGTTTTGCTTTCCCTTTTTCTTTGAAGATGAATGAATCGCATTTGGATACAATTCTTTAGAAACTTGCTCGAAAGGATTCATTACCAGCTGTACCCTTTTTTCTTAGCTATTTCCATAGCCTTTTTAGCATCACCCTTGGCCTCATGGACTATCTGCTCAATAATATTCTTATCTTCTGGGTCATTCAAATCGAGTGGAATTTTCTTTCTGGCTTCTGCATTCTGAATGATCGATTTTTGCTCGCCTAAAATTTGATTAAATAAAGCCTCTAATTTCGGCTTGGCCTTTTTTTCTACTGCCTCATTAAACTGTAAAACACCCAGATCTTCCGAATCCTCTATTTCCGCAGCCGCTTGAGCCCTTATAATATCGGCCCTTAATGCGTTAGTTCTAGACCTAAGAACTGCTTTTTTCTGCTCGTCAGTAAGGTAAATATCTGCAATTTTATTCTCTAAAAGGTCGATTTCTTTAATTTTTGTTTGTCCTTGAAAAATATTGCGCAAATCTCCAAATTCTTCTACCAAGCCGGCCTTATATTCTACCGTATCAGGTGATAGTAATCTCTTGCCTAAATTCAGGGGGAGCGCCTCCGCTAAAGTTGCAAATGTAGGATCATTTAAATCACCCTTCTCAATCAATTCTATTAATTGTTCCTTATTCTGAATTCCCCTTTCTGCCGCCTGGGCTTTTTCTGCTAATTTTGTCCGGATTGGCAATGTTTCTTTTCTTAGCTCTTGTGATCTTGCACGACCAGTCTTTTCTTGCTCTGAAAATAAATCTGCTTCTGCCTTTGCATTTTCTTTTGAAACGCCATTATCGGTAAGCAATTGATATTTTTTAGGAGGAGATGACTTTTCATATCTGGGATCATTTCTAGTTTGCTGAATTAAATTCAATTGTTCAGAATCTATAGGTTGAGATGCTTGCGTCTTTTTCTGGGTTCTATTATTCTCTTGCTGCAATTGCATCGATTGAATTCCCTTGATTACTTGTTGTTGGGCGTCAGGATTCAACCCCTCAAACTCCTGTTCATCAATAGGTTCGCCGCGTTGCAATTTGCCAAAGACTTTCGCAAGACTCTTTTCACCTTTCTCTTGCCTTCTTTGCTGTTCAATAGCGATAGTTTTCTCAAGTAATCCTTGGCCCACTTCGCCGTAAGGTTGAAGCGCCTTAACTAGAGACTGTGACTTATCAGCTTGTGATGCTTTCTTAAAGGAAGGATTGCTGATAGTGTCTTCGAGTGCCTTATTAGCAAAATAATTAGCACTAAAGTTGCTTAAGGATTGTCCGATCGACTCCCCTATCCGCTCTTTCATTAAATCGCGTCTTGACGGCCCAAGTTTGATAAACTGCGTCATACTCCCTCTTTAGTATTGTTGACCCATTGAATTACGTCTTAATGGGGTATTTGGGGAAGGGGTTTCATTTTGCCTATTTCTTAAATAATCGGCGAAGTAACCAGCAGATTGAGGTATAGCATTCGCCACCCCTCCCCATAATCCGGCACCTCTTTCTTTATATACATTCGAAAATTGAGGGTTGCCAAGTCCTGTGCTTGCTAATTGATTATATTGCCCGAGAATGTCTTGTATTGAGTTTCTGCGCACTCCTTCCTTTAGCCCCGCTAAATTTGCATTCAATCCCGCTTGTGCGCCTCCGATTGCTTGTCCAAATCCAGACGACCTAAGTGCCCCAGCTCCAGCAAATCGCTCAGCAAGTTGCGGCAAATCATGCTCCTCGAATTGATTACGATACGGAGCTTCAAAATCATTATATGCGCTAGATTGCGGGTTCAAATATTGCTGCAACATCCCCATAGCATTTTGATACCCGCCCCCAGGGCCAGCCATTCCCATTGCTTGCTGAATCAGGTTGTTTTGAAATTGCTGCTGTTGTTTGGTTTGAGTTGAAACTTGTTTATTTTTATCCTTTTTACCGCTATTGCTTAGCAAGCCCCCGCCAATCGCTCCAGTAGCGGTAATTAAGGCAGCTAATAAGGCGTCATCTATTCCAAATACCATAAATCACCTCTAACTTTTCAAATATTCTATTGTCCAATAGGCCTGAGTTAAATTCGATCCCGTATTATTTGTAACCGTGATCGTCTGCGCAGTTGGCACTGTGTTATTGAAGCTTACATTAAAATCCATTCCGGTAAAGACATAAATCGGCCCTGCAATTGTGGCAGCTCCAAAGCCATGAACGGGAATCAAAATCCCATTGATCAGTGGCGACGCTGCAAATGTAGTCGCACCAGGTGGTATTGGCCCCGCATTCAAAACGACCAAATCATAGGTCATTCTATAACCATTCCTGAACCTTTGCGGATCGGGCGTAGTTGTTCCTGTGTGATACCTAAAATACTGCTGAAAATTAGCCACTTCTTGTAAGAAATATAAAGCCCCTTCCTTCGTATTCACAGCATTAATCATTCTCTTCATTAAAAGAGAAATAATCTCCTGGAACACCTGTGAATCCACTTGTGGAATCTCTAAAGAGATTGGCAGTTGGTTTGCCTGTAAGGCTGGATCACTGCTAAAAGACATTTTTACCGCCCTTCCTAAGCCATATTCGCATGGCGTTTAAACTCCACGTATTTTGGTGGGTGACTATATTATTCATTAAATTATCGTCATAAGTCATCACGATATTGATAAAATTAGCCGAATAACCAGCATAGAACCTATGCCACGCAATATCTGAAGCCGGCAAAAATGGAACTGGCAAAGTAGTTTCAACTTCTTTATTTCCTATAAGCAAATTCCCTTGCTGTGAAAATGAAGTATTACCAAATAACTGCACCGTCATGGCGACCATATCAGAACTACCAGACTCTGGCACGCCTGTAAGAAAGTCAATATAGATGATCTTGAACTGAATACCTTCTGTTATGAAGGGATTAAAGTCTTTAGTCTGTACATATAGTTGTGGCATTAATGCCACTGTACCCAATCCAAAATATATCGCTGTGCTCGTCGGGGTTCTCACATAATCGGTGATATAGGTTGTACCATTCCATTGATAGATAAGGATATTATTAACATCAATAATCAACCCGACTTCAAAAAGCTGACCATTTAAATTGGTTACAACGGGATTTCCGGCCCCATCCTGAAAGATAAGACCATTCAAAAGGATAATGTCTCCTATCTCAAGGTTGTGATTAACAATGGTTAATTGTACAGCTGTCAAGATATCTACCGGTATGATAACAGCTGTAATATTTAACTGAGGGTCATTCATCACCCGATCAATGTAACAAAAATAGTGAATATAACCTTGCTGATTCCCAGATACAGGAATAGGGAAAAGACTTTGACTTGCCGGGTCATCCCATGAAACAGGATCATCCCACGTTACAGTTAAACTATCCCACGTAATTGCATTTGGCGACTGATAAATTCCGAAAAATGTCACATTGTCACGATAAGTAGCCCACGCAGCATTGCGATAATTATAGACCAAAACACGATTAGGGAAAATATTATTAGGGTCTTCAGTGGAATCATTGTAACACCAATAAACCAATTCTTTTTGAAAATCGCGCACACCACAAACGCGCTTTACACCATTATTTGCATTTTTGAACCCAAAGACAGTGTCGGGAATGAGTTCATCTATTCTAGAAACAGCCACACTATTAGCTTGCGTTATCCCCTTATCTCCCACCGCAAATACAACAGGATCGAAAATAACAGGAGAATTGGTTGACTCGCATCCAAAATCCGAAGTAATTCGCTCCCATAGGAATGGAACCCCATATTCACCTACATATCTTAATTGCCATGTGGAACGTTCAAAATAGACGATGAGAGTATTTTTATTGAATTCGCAACTAATAATTGTTTCATTAGTCGGCGCATCAATAAACCCTCCTCTGCCAAACACATCAGATCGCCATCCATTTGTTTGATCTGTGGGATCTCCTATTTGCGAAAATCTGCAACGATTGAAAAAGTTTTTTGCTAACGCTGCACCACTTGCTGTAGGTCCTTCCCATGTATTTAGCAGTAAGAGTCTGCCATAATAGGCAATAATCAATCTCGCTTGAAAAATTGAAAACGAAATTGGAGCGACCACTGGTGAATTAGAAACGACCGGTTGGAAAACAACCCACCCTGTACTTTGATAATAGTAAATGGGATCATATGTAGGAGGAACATTATTTCCATTATTGAAATTCGTGGCGTAGAAAAGCTGAATGTCATCCGTTATACCTCGATAGTTGGTCGCCCAAAAGAAGTCAGCATTTCCGCCCGTCCAGGTTACAGCTAATGTTGACGCTAATTGCTGGAAAGCCATCCCAACAAACAAATAGGCATATTTCGTGTCAAAAAAGATAGTATTTTCATTGTTATTACTCGCGTTAGGAATGTCCCACGTGAAAATTCCCATTACCGGAAGCCCAGGCGCATAGGCAAAAGTTATAACGACAGGCGCACCAGGATCTCCCGTTACTAATCCAATTTGAGTAGTATTGTAATTTATGAAACTTCCCGCTGCTGCTGGAACTCCATTATCTAATAGCAATCCATTATGCGGAACCACCTCGGTGAAAGTTTGCGTCACAGGGGAGCCGATTGTGACTGAAATGCTTCCGGGTATTATTTGCGCTCCAGCTTCTAGACCTAATTGCACCTGAAGAATAGTAAGAAAATTTCCTGCGCCATCCGTTAGCCCTAAAGATTGGCTTTCAATGACTCTTTGGAGTTGTCCAAGTAGTTTATTCCCTTCTTTCTTAACCACTCTATTTCGATATGATCTTGCATTATATAACTCTTGAAAGGCATTATCCGGCGTTAGAAATGGTTTTTTATCGGCCTCAAAACCCATATCTAAGGGAGCTATAAAGTAGGGCTGCATTGTAACCTATCCCAACGCTAATAATTGATAATACACATTAAATCCTGCTGCCGGTGTGCCGCTAGAATTGAGATTTGTAAAAGTAATACTATTTGCGGTTGAACTTACGGCCTGATGAAACGATCTAGTGGATGGTGGACTTGCTTCAGTTGCTAACCTGGTGAGTTGAACATTGTAAAGGATCGCCCAAGATGCCGGAAAAGTCACGGTTTGCGTAGCATTTGCCGCAAAAACTGTTCCAAATATCATAAAAATATTGCCGAAAGTGAATGTTTGATACCCCGTTCCAGAAGCGCCACTTCCTGAATAAGTAGGTGTAAAAGCTCCAGGCCCTAACCCAGTAGTTATTTGAGTGTCTGGCCCAGTTGCTACTTGTCCTGGTGGCTGAAAAAAAAGGAATGGCGCCCCGCTAATGGATTTGGAATAGACCGCAATTTCATTTGCCAAAGTTCCCGGAGAGGTTGTTAGCGGCGTTGGGAAATGGATTACGTTATGTTTGCCTTTAGTAGATTGCATGACATCGAAATGATCAACAGCTATCGTAGCCGCTAGGACTGTGAAATTATTCTGAATAAGAAACTTGGTTTGTCCGAGGGTCTGGCCTGTTGTGGGAGTATTTGGAGTAAATGACATTCTTTATCCTATTTATGAAACGATTTCAGAGTCTCAGCTAAATGTGCTCTTTTGCCTATTGTTCCCCCTTTTTTCTCCGCCGCTTTCAGCTTTTTTTCAGGAATTTTCTCTCCTTTTTTGGTATGCAATTCTTTTCTCAAACTTCCAGGGTGCTTTATGGCACCCTTAATCCAATCTTTTGCCATTTCAATCTCCTATGTAAAGCTGCTTTACATTCATTAAAATCCACCACCAGATCCCCAGCCCCAACCACCACCATCATAGTTATGGGTAAGCTGATCTGAGAATATTGTCTGTATTCTTTGTGTCCCAATTTGCGCATAGGTGCGTGTATAATTAAGAGTATATCGTTCAGCCAATCCCTTATCGCAAAATTGAACTCCATCGCTATCAAGTCGGTCTTCGAATATTTTTTTCGCGGCTCCATAAGCTAGAGTTTCCCACCATTCAGCCTGCTCTGGCACTCCGGCATAATTGGGAACATCATCGTTCAATGTCCCTAAAAGAACTTGTGAAGGCAGCCGATAAGCCACTATTTCTATAGTAAAGCCACCTATTGGAACGGGTCTTAGTGTGAATTGATTTTGATAAAAGAGTATTGACAACGGGATTGTCATTTGGGATGGATTGTATTGAATCTGTATTGGTGTGCCAGCTAAAATTCCTACAGTAAAATTAAGCGTGATCGCTCCTGTGGTGTATGAGATTGTGCTAGGAGTCGCCACTTGTTGTCCTATTAAATTGCCCTCTCCATCATCTGTAACATTGATGGTATTGCCATTAATATCAAACGTTGTGATGAGTATGTTTTGTACCCTACTAATATTCGTCTGAGGGAAAGGAACTGGAACCCCAGCTGGAAATACTTGGGTGGAATTCAATGGAGACTGAACCATCGGATTATTATTCTGACTTCGAATAATAATAAGATTAGGATTAGTATTCCCAGCTGGACTTGCAAATCCTGTATATGGCCCTGTGCCACCATTACCAAATGTAAAGTTATTGCAATACTGCCAATTGTAATTTGCCCGATAGAAGCTCCATGGCTCCTGGAATAGTTTAATATGTCTTTTCATACACATAGCCGGAGCTTCAACAGTAGAGAAATGCTCGCTATCGAAAGGATACACATCAACCCCTCGGACAGTATTGAATGTATAAATATCCTTGAGTTTTAGACTCCTAAACTGCGCCGGGAAGTCAAATAGATAAAAGCTATTGATATAGTCAATTATCTGCGAATCAGTAAGCTGAAAATCATTACTGGTGCAAGTGATTAGTCTTGCCTTGTTAATGATAGCTGCTAAATTGCCTATTCCTATACCCATTGTGGATCCAATGTGTCAAAACAATCTTCTAAATTCATTGTCGCAGTTCCTGGAATTATGCCTGATCCCGCTGGCACGCATACGGGAGGAGTATTCGCGCCAGCAACCGGATAAACAAATGGCGTGTAATTCGTGCTGTCTATAGCAACCGTTATTGTATTAGGTGTTAACTTTTGCACGATTGCCTTCTGATTATTCAATTCGAATGTCCCGTACGGCGGCGACACTCGAAATGAAATGTATTCTCCTAGTGAATAGTCATGATTTTCTGTGAATTGGACAGTCGTCATTTGCCCCAAATTAATAGCGTTTATATAAAATAAACTCGGCACCATCACTTCAGTAAATATCGTTTGTCCAGGAATCACATGAATGCTCATGCCACTTTCACTCCTGGAATAGAGATAGGGTCTATTGCAGTAAGAGGAATAAATCGCACTCTCGATATCTTATTAAACTTCGTTGGCACTCCCCTCTTACCTCTGCTGTCTAAGTTCTCATCCAAATAACGAATTTTCTTATAGGTATTATTCAGATGAATCATTAAATGCCTTGGAATATCCACGATCTCACCATGCGCGATTTTAATAGATCTAAGTGGTTCGCCTGGATAAAATCGATAGCTAAACTCAATCCATCCCCCTTGCGCATCCACAAACTCAAACAGGCCATTGATCATCTGCTCATCGCGTTTGCGCATAGCCTTGATCATCTCATCCGATCTTTCCTTTGTGACCGTATTTCTGACCTGTTTTTTATATTCTGTAACTTCCATTTTTCACCTCACATTGGGGTAGGGACTTTGTCCCCACCCATTAAAATTAAGCATTTGTAATTGCATTAAAATAATCACATTTAAAGGCCATCCATTGCATAGTTGCACCAGCAATACCTACTGCGCTCGTCCCAATCTGCATCACATATTGATTACGATTGTCAAAAGCATCTAACAAGTTAGTTCCTGGAGGCGACTGAGGAATAGTTGCCGAACCATTATAGGGCACAATTCCCGACCCAGCAGGGAAACACGTAGCCGGAGACGGGCCCCCTTGTACAGTCGCGGAAGTTGGATAAACAAAAGCGGGGAATCCTGTCGTATCAACATTAATAGTGATAGAGGATTCTGTAGCCGTATTTGTCACAACCAAAACCCTAGGCGCTCCAGCAGGAGAGGCTTTTGTAAGATTACTCAAATTTATCATCCCGTACGGAACTGGAATTTGGAAATCTACAATCTCCCCAGGTGTAAAGTCATTCGGCCTGAAGAAATAGACCTTCGCCGGATTCGCTTGCGTGATATATGCAATAGGCCTAGCTCCTGGATAATATTTCGATGGATAAACTTTCTGATAAAATCCAGTCGTTCCATTAGCGATAATCAAACCAGCAGTGGCGGCAGTAGCTCCATAACCGAGCGTTATGCTCGTATTTGTCGTGATGGCAGTTATCTGATAAAGAGTGGAACCGCTAATTTCTAAGGCCCCGCTCACATTGATTAACCTTACGGTATCTCCAACGCTTAGACCTGCTGTATTTGCTGTTGAAACGACAAATGTGGTTCCATTGATAGCAGTGATCGCCACTTTGCTAAAGGTAGGTGGAGACGCCTGATTAATAAATGTGAACCCGTTTGTTGTTCCGATTATAGAAGATAAGGCATTAGTAGTGACTGTTTGCGCCAAACCTAGGTAAGAGCCGACAACCATGGAACTATACCATTCTGAATAAACCGGACTAACGGCAGCAGCAGATCCCCAATTTGTAATATCCTTAACGAAAAACCAATCCGGCTGGTCGCTAAGAGCAATTAATTGACTCACAATTGTTGCAGGATTAACATAAGTACCCCCGCCGATAAATGAATAAGGCAATGCCATAAAACAACCTCCTTAAATACCGGTTGAGCGTAAATTTTCAAGCCACAAGTCATTCGTGATGCACTGCCCTTGATAAAACGAGCAACCAGCTGTATGTCTTAACCATTCTATTACTTTCGGCAACAGCTTGCCTACTGACCAATTACTTGGCGGGGGAACCGCTTCGAATTCCCCTCTACAGGTTTCCTCTGTAGTTTGGACTATCGCATCCCCAAAAGGGGTCCGAACACTTAGTCTCTCACGCTGGTAAACATATTCTATTCAACATAATTACCTTGCGCCTTATCGCCCTAAGCAGCTTGCTCGTAGGCTTCTAAGTCAATCAGTTCAGATTTTACATGCACATTTAAAAAGATTTTTATGCATGGGTCGTTGTTATATCCAGGAGGCAGATAGATAAATCTAGCTTTTCCTCCGGCCTGCCACTTGCTGTTACTTTTATGACCATGTATAAACATGGCGGATACTTCATTTCTGAGTATCTCCCAAGGTTTCCTCTTGGGTTCGGAACATCGCATCACCTTTCGGTGTTTTCTCGCTTGTTCTCTCAGCGTGGTGTTTATGCTCGTGATGTAAATAGAAATGACACGTTGAACAGAGCCAAATGACATCATAAGGGTTTGAATAATCTTCATGATGGGCATGAGGAGTACATGATTTATCACATTTAGAACATTGTTTAGGTCGAATAATCTTGCCTGTTTCAACCGCATACATTGTTCTATCATGTACTCTTCTTTTTTCTGGATTTTTCTTGTCCCAATTTGAAGTTCTTTCGTTCCTTTTTTTACGTCCATTCTCCGTATTATAATACTTTCTGGTTGCTTCGAGAGACATTTCCCTGGCTTTTCCCAGATTTCTTTCGTACCAAGAACGGCTTTGCTTAAGTCTTTTTTCTCTATTCTGTTTTTGCCATTCAGAAACGTAAATCTTCTTGTTTGCAATAGCTTCGGCAGACTTTTTTGATCTCTTAACGCTTTCACAACAGCATTGACGACATCTAGGATTGACGCCATCTTTGGAGCATTTAAGTTTTCCGAATTCATTGTAATCTTTTTCTTCTTTACATCTTTTACAATTTCTCATATGGCTCCATTTACGGGTTTGCCATACGATATTATCAAAACACCTTCGCCCTTGTCACCATAATTACGCAGCTATTGCATAATCGTAGGCTTCCAAGTCAATCAGAGAAAATTTATAGTGGTCTGACACTTTAACCACTTTGTAAGACTCTTTAGCGCAGACAAAGCAATTAGCAATATCATTGCCAAGCATCGAAGCACCAGGCGTTACAGATCCTTGTGAAGAAACGAACATACGAACGTTATTTACGCCGCCCCATTCGGTTTGTAGGGTCTTTTCAACATTAGGATATTGAAACTTCCTTAGGAACTGCTGAATGTTGTTGAATACCGGTATCATTCTAGTTGTAGCCAGCATGATATAGGCATCACCAATCGGCGATGTTCCTATCTTCAATTCGCCAGGGATCATATCCGTAATGTATTCTGCATCATTATTTTGCAGAATCGTTACAATGTCATCTGTATCACTCAAACTCATTTCAGTCGGCAAATCGCCGTTAACACCACCCACGCAATTTACTACGGAGGCTGTTGCTTCTAGTTCATCACGAACCAAAACATCCTGAGTTTCCCTCATTGCCTGCCCCAAACGGGCTGCTGCGCTATTGAGGACTGGGTCTTCGTTCGTTATTGTCACCTGTCTCGTCATAACAATATAAGTTGAGAAAACGCGGACTCTACAATCTACGTCTACTCTATTCAATTGTTGCGGAGGAGGATTGTTCATGGCGTCATCATTAGGCACAGGGAACAGGTTTAGCCTGTCGTACCTTGATTGCCTATCGATAAAACCTTCGTTGTCTGGCAACTCCACTGGAACAGCGCCTAACATGTGAATTAGATTGCGTTCAGGAGTTGACAGAAGCTTAGAATTATAACGCTGCTGAATTTGCGACGGCAGCGTGGCTAAAGAAACTGTCATTTATCACCTCGGTTAATAACCGAAGCCAGCCTTACGAGCGTGACCTATCATTTCTTCATAAATACTTTTCTTCTCGACCTCTGACATTCTGTAGGCTTGAGCCATAGGCCGTTTATCGGAAGTATGGGGAGATGGCACAGTTTTAGAATTCTCCTTGATCTTCCGCTCAACTTCCTTGTCTCGCCTACTCTCTGGCAGTTTTTGAGATAAATTCAGCGCTTTAATGTATTTATAAGATTGTAATCCGATTAAAAATGGATCTTGAGAGGCAACGATTGTCTTAGCTAACTCCGGCTCTTGATCTTCTAAAAGTTCTAAAGTTTCGGGGTTAACCACTTCGTCGAAATCGGGGAACTTCTTTTTCAAGTGATCCATGAACTGGGCTTGATCACGCTTTTTTAACATCTCCTCGACATCATTGAGAGTCTGTTTGCGGATCTTTTCACTATTCCTCTCTAAAAGCTTTTCAACTTTACCTTTAGGCAGGTATTCATCTGCTGGAATCGTATCCAATTCATTGACTTCTTGCGCTTGAGGAAGTTGCTGAACAGGCATCCTAAGAAGCTTTTCATTAATTTCCTTCTGCAATTGAAGTTCTCTTTCGAGATCTTTAGCCTTATTTTCCATTCTGCGCCAATTTCGATCCTGACGGGATTCTTTTCGTTCAGTCTCTAATTGTTTTTGAATAGGTTCTTCAGGCTGAGAAGCAGTTTCTACTTGAGAAGCTTCCGCCGGGTCGATCGGCAACGTATCGCTGTTTTGAAGTATCTCTTCTTCCATAATTATCCTTTGTTGCGCACGGTGGGGCGCATTTTTGCACCGTAGAGTAAACGCCTTTAAAGATGGACGAATCTTATCTTGATTAATAAGCAGAAAAATTTTAAATATCTAGAAAAAAAGGTTTTATGATCTGCTTAGGATGTCTTGAAATAAGAAGAGATTGCGATTTTTTGATGGGGAATGTTTTGTGTTACCGCTGTATTTTTAGGGAAAAGACAAAAAATATGATTCCCGTTAGGAAAAAAGAGAAATGCAAGATTTGCGGTATTGCGTTATCTAGAGGAAGATGGTCATATTGCTCGGAGGAGTGCACGGAGATAGGACGCATAAAATTTATGCATGACGTTAAGTTACCGGGTTAAACTCTGGGGAAATGACTTTGCCTAATGATTTGGGAACCCTGAATTCCATCTTCTTATCTTTGAAATTGGGATTAGCTTTCCAGTTCCCATTCTCATCCTTCATAAAGCCAAAATGGTAGAGGTCTACGCGCTTCCAAGCTCTAATCTGTGTAACCAACTCTTCATCGAAGAGGCCAACGCTCTTAATCATATTTTCCATCTCAGACCAGTGAACCAAGCACCAGCAAAAGCGAATTTCGTTAGTTTTTGGATTACACCAGAAAACTATTGTGTCATCCTCAGGATAGGGGCGCCACAGAAACGCTCGGATCGTTCTATGAATCGCCCTTGGCATTTGCAAATCTTTTTTCTCATGCACTTGGATATAGAACGGCCTTCCTTCGTGCGGATCTGAAAGAATGGTATCATTAAGGTCATAAACAAGACTTGACATGAGTTCATTTGTCATATCTCCCACTTCAATGCGATTAGGTGAATTAATCTCCTGAATCGTCAAATCTCGGTATGTTTTTCCCACAGTTTCACGTGAAGGATCAAACCGACTTTTATATTCCATTATTTCTTTTTCCTCTCTTCAGCTTTCATCTTGTGTCCATATATATTCGCATCTTTCATCTTGTCACTTGTACGCTTATTGGCTAAATCTGTGATCTCTTTTTCTGGAAGACTATTTTTCGGCATCGAATTGTGCTTTTTCATGTTATTTCTTCTTTTTTTCTTTTTTCTTCATCATTTTGGCTCCATAATCGCAAACCTTGTCTCGCTTTTTGTCTGCCTTAAGTAATGACGATTCTTCTTTCTGGAGATGTTTGGTCTCTTTTTGAAGATTGTGTATTTTCTTATCCATTATTTTTTATTCCTTTTGGGTTTATGAACTCCGTCAAATGCCTGACCAGAGAATTTAAGAACACGTTGTTGGTGACCTTCAATAGCGCGCTCTTCAGGGCTAATTGTCTTCATCGTCTTCATGGAAGGATTTATTGGGCCTTTTTGTTTTTCAATCATATATAACTCCTATGTAATAGATGGGGCTGTACTTCAGGAGGTGTTCTAGGCTTTAACTAACTCCTTATCGCCTTGGCCCAAAAATTAAGAATATCGTCCGATATAACCTTGCTTCTCTATATCTTTAGCAGCTTTCTTTTCGTCTCTGTTGTGACGCTCAATATAACCAGTGGTATCACTGAATCCGGCCTGCGAAAAGACGGCTTTTGGATGCGAATAGTCGTCGACAACAGGATTCATATCGCCTTGTTTTACTCCCTTATGGGACATGTGATGTTCTTTATCCATGTGATGAGGGCCTTGATGCGTATCTTTCATGCCATCCATTACAGAATGTTTTTTTGAATGATGTTTTTTAGCCATTTACAACCTCTTGATTTGAAGTTTGATTTGCTTGTGCTTTATTACTCTCTGCTTCTTCAAGGCTCTTGACCATTTCAATACCCTGCAAGAACATGTTTAAATCCATTCCCTGGATCTCTTTAACAGCTTTCACTAGATTTAGAACTGCCGCTGTCTTGTCTTCTTCTGCTCGCTGTAATCGTTCGGCGTTCAAGGCTTTGTCTAATTGTATTTTAGCCATTCTTTCCGCTGCAAGCCCTTCTTGAGAATGTGCATAAGATATTTTCGTCTGATTGTCAACTTCAAATTGCTTCATCTGCATCTGATGGGCTTCTTCTGCAATTTTCTGTTGCGCTTCTTTTGTCGCCTTGATTTTCTCGATAATCCGGTCTTTATTTGGGATATCCATTGCTTCGATAATTTCGTCTTCAGGAAAGTTCTCGCCGATTATTTCTCGAAGGTGTAGGATTTTCCCTAGTTCTAGTTGCTGAAGTGATTCGGTAAGGGCTTCTTGCTTCAGTTTGCAACCATATTTATAAAAGGCTTTATTATCAAATTCCGCCGTGGGTTCTTCACCTATGATCAGTTTGACCTTACCATATGTCCAATTGCCTTGTATCCACGCTACTTGGTAATCTCCGCAAAGCTTCTGATATTCATCGAAGTTGTCGAATAACTTAGTCAATGTCGTCACACCGGCCGTTGTACGCATCATCGCGATAATTCCGGCTTTGTCGTTAATCTCCGTGCCGAGCATTGTTTCGTTAACGCCAGAAATTAGATTCATTACTTGCTTATATCTCTCTTCCATCTCAAGCATGATTGGAGGAGGAGGAACAATAGGCATCGGCTGCACATCATCCATCGAGAATGAACCATCTATTGTAAGTACGCGCCCATTACTACTATTCAATGAATCGTCAGGAGTAACTAAAGCTCCCTTCTTAACCTTAAGTCCTTGCTGCTGAGCCTCAATCACATCGTTGGCATATACCTTGATTCTATTGAAAAGGTATTGGGAATCGCGTAAATCCCGGGTTATACCCCTAAATTTGTAGGCATAATACGGAGTATCTGCATTAAAATAGGCTAGACACGGCACCACCGGGTATTTATCAGTGTGATAGGGATCGGGTTCGTCTACGAAGACTTTGTCATTAACTACTATCGTTCGGCGCACTGTTGGCTTTCGTCGATTGATGAACTTAATTTGATCCCCAAAATTCATTTTGATTATGCGTGCATCCTCTTCATCGCCTACGAACTCTTGCACCTCTTCAGTCTTTTTATCGATCATGAAAGTAGCTTCACGGTCTGAGAGGTACCAATATTCGTCAAATGCAATAAGGTTCGGAAATTGGATTTGATAGACTTCCGGCATATAATAGAACTTATCGTCCCTATAAGTGCCCTTAGGCAACCCCAAGATCTGATCTTCATATTCTGGATACATTCTAGCTGCTTCATATCTATCGTAGAACGTTCTTACCCACCAGAATCTTGCGTCCATCATATCATGACGCCTAAAGTATGGGTCAAATAGGCACGATTTCATATCTACGTATCGGGCGTCCAATTCTCCGGAAATAATATCGCAAGTCGTATTCTTGACAAAGTAAGTGAAACCAAGACCTTGTGTTAATGCACCCTGCTCGAATGTGTCCGAATAGACATTGTAGAAATTCCCTCTATTGTGCATGTAATAGAGACATTTAGAGAACTGATCGCTTGTCTTCTGCGCGTTTGGATGCATCGGCATGCATACAGAAGACTTTCGATTCCTACGCTGATAGCCCGATACCATCTGAATGTGAGAATTGATAATATTGAAATTCCATATCTTCTTGCGATAGGTTGCAACTCCTGGATACAGCAAGCCCCATATCTCGGCATCCCCCATAGCGAAACGCTGGTCTGTATCAGCCTGATACCATTGGGTCTGTAAGATGTTAATGCAATCGGTGTAATTCCTGTGCATACCTTGACGGAGACTCAAATCTATTTCAGTTGATGGCCAGAAGAGAGGATCAGAATTGCGAGGCACTAGACATCTCCTTGTGAGACATCTCGCGTATAATCAGAAAAATTTTAATTGTGAATAAAAAACTCCAGGTGTAGGGATCGAACCTACGACAAATGCGTTAACAGCGCACTGCTCTGCCTCTGAGCTAACCTGGAATAAAATTGACTTTGCACGAAGAATATTTGTTCAGCGAAATTTGCCTTCCGGCCGCTATTGAAGGAGAAGTTATTTCGTACATGTCCAATTCCATTAATGCTCCATGAAAGTAATCGCGCTGCCTTCATCATCGACTTGCGTTGTTGTGATCTGCAATTTGTCTTTCACTTTCTTGATTGAAGATTGCAAAGGAATTTCGTCTTTATACCAGTCATTTTGTGAAGCTTTAACCTTTGTCAACTGCACTAATCCTCTAAATTGTTTCAGACAATCGTCCGCTTTGATCATCTCTTTTGTCATGCGCTCAATTTTGCGTTCGAATTCACCAAACATCGACATGACTTTATGAATGGCTTTTTCAAGATTTAAGGGATCCTTAACAGTTAACTTAGATTCTAACAAAACAAGAATCTCTTCAATTCGGACAATCCTATTCATTAAATCTTGAAAGTCTGAGTCGTCAATCTCTTTCATCTTCCAAACCACGCATTTAAAGCTTTTGTATCCGAATCTTTTGCCCTATTTGGATTAATCTTGTCAAGACCAGAACAGAGATAGCGAAAGGCGTCTGCGCCATGACTCGCATCGTCGTGAGCCGGGTCTGACGACCACCCTCCTATTTTAGATGACCATGTTTTCTTATAGTTTTCCAAAGCTAGAATCCCTTCTTTGCATCTCCCTTTATCAAACCAACACTTCCCTAAAGTATTCCGAACAAGATTAATACCGTCCCTAAGAGAATGCGGTTCCAAAACAATACCTGATAAATTAAATTGTCTAGCCTGTTGAACAAAAGTAATTCCAGACCTATCACGTGAGTTAGCATCATGAGGCCAAATATGTGTTCCATATGTATATCCTTTTGAAGCAAGCATACCAACGCATAAGTTTAAGGGCATATCCCTTTTTTGGAAGTAGTCAATTATGTTAACATCGCCCTGTCGAGTTATTTGGAAGAACCATATACACATAAAATCGGCCTGCCCTAGATCCCACGCAGTATAAACAGGAAGGGCCCTGTCATAACTGACATTGCAAATATGGCCCCCAGCATAAAGCTCTTGCATTTGCGATGAGTACCAAAATCCCTCTTGAGAGGCCGCGAAAGCCTCTTCCGGCGTAGACGGATATTCGCGTAGCATATCTTCTTTCTGTGTCTCATACTTCTTTGCGTACCAATATTTCTGACTATCGTCTAACACAATTCCATCTAGGAAGAGCTTGGCATAGTATTCTTGGAGATCTTTACTGATTGTTGTGGCATGCTCAAGTCTGTATTCGGGGTGCTGCCACCAGGGGAAGAAGAAGAACTTGAAATCCAAAGGCGATAAAGGGATAGAGCTTCTTTGTCTTTCGAGCGCTTTTTGGCACATATCATAGAAATAGCCCTCCTTTCCTTCTGCTGTGCTTTCGATAACTATTTGCTGACCTGCATGGACAGTATTGAGAGATCCTGTGATGATCTCTTTAGCTTTCTCCGGATACTTTGCGCATATCTTGCCAAACTCACTCACGTGCAAACACTGCAATGTACTAGACCGCAAAGAAGTGCCTACACGAATTACAGAACCATGAGAGAAAGCGAGTTCGTCGGCTGAGTCTCCCACCAGTCTAAATGCAGGGCGCACCCTAGGATCTAAAGTATCGAATGAGAACTTAAGCCTGTCTGTGAATATGTCTTTTCCGTCATCTCTTGTCTGTGCGATGATTCCCACTTGCGTGTTCCGGCTCCATAGAATTTGATCGAGTTCATCAATGCAAAACCCTGTTGTCATGCCTATCTGACGACATTTCAAGATGATTTTAAAAGGATGCGGATCGAATAATACGATTTTCTGCGCCCAATTAGGCTCAAACCGTATTATGCGCTTGTCCGGCGTCTTTATCTTGTAAAGGTTGTTTAGCCTCCAAGCCCGGTCGCTGAGAAGATTTATCGCTGTTTCTTCGCTCACACGCATCGTGTATTATCTCCAACATCTTCACTTCGTCAATCACTTCGCCCTCTCGCTGCTTTAAGCGATTCTTTCCCAGCCAAATAAGCATTGTGTTATCACCCTTCACGGCTTTATCGAATTGGGCCTTACGGAGCATGCTGTCGCCCTGTTCTTTTTTTCTGGCCGCATAAGCGGTAAAGGATACCTTGTGCTTTTCTTCTACTTTTCGATAGAAGGTATCATGATGCATGTTAAAGTGTGGGGCAATTTCCGTGCCTTTGCATCCGGCTAAAAGATATTCATCTACTTTTTCCCAATCAACATGCTTTACATTTTTAGGGATAGTGCGCTTCATAATCCGACCATAAACAATAAAATTTTAAATGTAAATGAGTCGATTACATCTTGTTACATACTAAATCGTTAAATATCGGTAGCTAATCGTTAGTTCGAAGAAAAAAAGGGGTTGCGCATAAATGGATATTTGTGATAATATGTTTTTATTCGAGCGCACATGTCTCCCTGGAGCCTCTATAGTAGTAAAAGAGCAGGTTGAGCGGTGAGTGAGAGCGGTGTAATGGCAACAATAATGAAGAGGAGAATTTTTATGGGATTTGAACAAGCTGAAGCTTAAAGGGCCGCGGAAGCGGGAAATTTGATAAACCCGCCTCCGCGCGAGTAGAGGAAACGAAAAACAATACACAGGTTCGGGATTGTCTGGGCAGAGAATCACCGTTACCGTTTACACAAGGATAATTGTATATGGGGAAGTTAAAAGAGTCAATAGAGATTGAAGATGCATTGAGATCAGATTATATCATGCACACGAAAATGGGTTTTTTTGTGCATGATGAGGCGCTCATGTCTAAAATATCGCAAAAAATGCGCATGATAAAGAGACATGTTGATGAGATAGACACATTTAGCAGGGAGATAACGGAAATGATCTATGAGCTAGAAGATGAATTAGTAATGGCGAGGGGGATTATATGAACTACGATAGGACAATGGAGGCATATGAAGAAGGGCTAGCTCAAGGTGTAGATGAGCAAGCCGACGAGCGGGAGAAAGACCGCTCTTCTGATGAAGGTGACTTAGATTTTCTGGATCTTGATCTTGAAAGTGAGTTTGATAGGATGTGCTATGAAAGTTAGAACGACGATAAGCATTGAGGGAAAGGTTTTGAAAGAGTTTCAAAAGCTTTGCATAGACTTGAATGTAACAGTTAGCAGTGAGATAGAGAGATTGCTAAAAGAAGTCGTGACCGGGATGAAAAAATGAATTTACAGCGGAAGATTGGGGGTGTTCTATATTTTTTTAAGCTCGTGGCGTGTATTCTTTTTTTATTTGGACAAGATAGGGGGGCTATATTTTTAGTGCTGCTAATAATATCGATTTGGTTGTCTTTTATATTTACAGAATTATATTTCAAGGATTTTAAGTGAAAACTGAACATTTGTATTGTAGAGAAGAAAAGCTGCGATGGTGGGGACAAGGAGAATGGCTCGATGAGCCCGATATAGTAGAATTTGAACATTTGGGATTTACTTGTAAAGTCTTGCGCGTGTGCTTAGAAGATGGGCGTGATTTAAAGCATAGATTTGGAGGTTTTTTAAATGGATATGTTGCAATACCTTCCGATCATCCTTTTTATCAAAAAGCATATGAAAAAATTCCTATAAATTGTCATGGGGGGTTGACTTTCGGCGAATGTACCGATCGCCACTTGATAGGGTTTGACTGTGCCCACAGCTTCGATTATATTCCCAGCACTGAGCATCTCAAAAAAACCATTCCATCACTAATTAAAATAGAAAAAGAATTGGAAGGGCTTAAAAAAAATTCTATGTTTAAAGACAGCCCGATTTTTCAAAAAACATATAGAAATATGGAATTTGTGATCGCAGAATGCAAAAAGATAGCGGAGCAGTTAAAATGAAGTGGTGGGTAACAACTTTTACTATTTATGATCGGATCATTTTATATATGATGTTTGGATATTTAATAGCACAAATAGCGAGACAGCTTAATGAATAGCTGCGAGTCTATTTTTTCTTAGGCTTCTTGATTTTAGCACCGGATTTGCGAGCTTGATTTAGACTTGCGGCTATGGCTTGCTTCTGCGGATAGCCGCTGTGCATCATCTCCGAAATATTTTTTGAAACCGTTTTTTTGCTTTTGCCTTTAGTTAGAGGCATGAGCACCCCCGGTTGCTATTCCGAGCAAGAAAAGAAGAAGGAGCAGTAGCCCAAAAATGCACATAATCTTGACCGGATGCTTGCAAAAAAATTCTGCTATTTCGTTCATGTGAAAAGAAATATCAAAAAGTTTTTGGTGGGTCAATAAGTTTTTTAATTTCCTCCTTAGAAAGTCGTCTAAAATTGGAGTCTAAAATCAAACCTGGTTCTGAATCATAATCATAAGAGCTGGCCGATGATTCTAATAGATCCCTGAGAAGGTTATCTTCCTGAATTCTCGTAAGGACGCCCAAATTATTCCCACGCATCTATTAGACCTCTTAGCTTGGGCAAATTTTCCGCAAACCATTTGCTATCAATGACCATTAAAACTTCTTGGGGATAATATTTGCGAAAACGTTTAATTTTCGTAAAACTTCGTGCGTCCATGTATCCTTTGACTTCTATCCAATGGTGGTACTTTCTGCAAGTCCAGACTTGAAAATCGGGCAGATAAGCACGAGTGCCACGCTTAATTTTATCAAACCAAAAGGTTTTAGGCTCATATTCCCAATCCAAGATTTCGTCTCGACACTTCAAGAATTGGAGGTAGCGGGCATAGTTCGCCTCCATTTTGGATTTGAACCAGATCTTTCGTTCGCCAATTGTACGCCACCCGGCAATGGCCGGGAAGCTCTGTTTAAATTGCCCCAGATCTTTGAGCAATTCCGCATTGCCTTCGCATCGGGAAGCCATGATCTTCAGAGAATCTCGCGAAATACCCATTCTTTTGCCCTGTGTTGCGTTTTCTTGTATAACCCAGGGGGTGGGTCCAGGTCAATCATTTAGCGCATTCTGGAGCAATTCTATTTGAATTCATATTTTCTTAAAGCATTATCGAGCTGCTCATTAAAACCTGAATCGTCATATCTTATCGCCACTGGCTCTTTTTGTCCTCCAAAAACTATCTCAACATGTTGATTTAAAATATCTATTCTGCCGAATTTCGATGCCATATCGGCTTTAGATTCTGCGTACCTCTTGGCTTCTAATATTTTATCTTCCCTAGACTTAGGTATTTCGGGTTGCGTTTCGCACGCCCATTTAAGGGTTTGAATTATGGAAGTCTTGATTCCCTTCTTTTTTTCTGCGTCATATGTGAAAGCAACCGCATGCTTAACGGCTTCTTCGGAAAACTTCTGGGTAATCAACTCCTTTTCCTTTAACTGAATCGGAAATGAGATAAGACAGTCGTAGATTTTTTGTTTAGAAGAAACAGCAGCAGGCGCGCAAGCGCCGGGAGGCGGAGCCTCCTGTTGTTGTTCTTCGTCTGGATTTACATTAGTACTTAGTAGGGCGGGATTTTCCGGACCGGAAAACCCCGTCCGGTCCAAACCATAACCTGGAGGCTGTTTACCTAGATAGGGGTCACCAGACCTGTTTTTCCCGTCCGGCAAAAATATTTTGAATTCTGATATTTCATATTGATAAGGTTGAAATTTCCCCTTCACTTTTGGTCGGGTTCGACTTACATAGCCGCCCTGTATTAATTCTTCGATAGCCGAATTGAGGTAATCCTCCCCTATATTAAGCGCGTATTGAATTTGCGAATGATATAACAGCCAATTATCGGGAAGATGAAGAAAATAAAGCAAAACCCCTTTTGCCTTGGGAGAAATCGACCTATCACGAATCATCTCATTAGAAATAATCGTAAATGGGTGTTTTTTGTCATGAGGGGATCTTTTGAATGACGGTTGGTTAATTTCCTGAAGTGACTCGTGAGACATGTGTAGAACTCCTTAATATATAAATTTTCATTTTAATTAAGGAAGTGTTTGCATTTTAATTAGGAATCTTTAATATTGATCTCGTACGAAATCTAATTAAAGACTCCTAAGGCAAAGTGTCGCAAACACTTCCTTAAAAGTT